GAGGAAGGACTTGCCTGTTGATTCAAGGCCAGCGATCTCTGTGACCTTTCCAATGGGGATGCCCGTCAGACGCCCACGAGCGATGATGCTATCAAGCCAGCGTGACCCGGTAGGAATCCACTCTTTGACTTCGGTGGGGTTGTCGTCCTTTAAATTATAGGCGATGTTTGCTCCCGCCTTTTTATTAATGAGATTCTTAAGATCGGTAATAGAGATATTACCGGGTCGAGTTGTCTTCTTTGCCATGTTGTTCCCTTGTGTTATAGAATCGTGTCGGTAATGACCAAGCAACCTCGGTTAACCAACCGCTCATAGTGATAATCATACCCGTATCGTTCGATAATGTCAAGCACTATCTTTTGCATTTCCTCAGATTTGCCGGTAATCACCTTCACGGGGAAATCATTATTGTAGAAGAAACTCTCTACTAACATCTCCACATTGATGTGGTGAGTACCGTGCAAATCCAAGATTTTCATCTTAGTTCAAGGTGAGCATCCCGTCCTCAGTTTCCACTGAGACACGCCAGCCTTGTACAGCGTCGGGGTTGTCCATCACCTGATACGCCGGCACCAAGACACGGGCCACAACGTCGCAGCGACCACGTTTGTAGTCGTACTGAGTTGTGGTGGTGTCCAGCCACGCATAATCAAAATTGTTGTCGAGAATGACACCTGTCACAAAATCGGTAAATGTATAATCATACTCATAATCATCGAGTAGGTTCTCATTCCGCATTTCCTGCAGAATATTTGCCTCCCATCGTGTGTAGACTGTATAGTCTCGGTGAGAGAGTAGCTCCGCCAGCATTCGTGCTGACTCCGTCTCGCTAAGAGCGTCTTCCACATAGCTATCGCTAATGTGCCATACGTCAACACCCTCGGTGTAGCTCAGTAGTACGTATGTGTTGGCCTCTAGGCCTAGTGCTGCTAGTTGGTCTGAAAGTCCCATTATGTCCTCCGGTAAGTTAGTTGAGGCACCTGTAATCCCGTGCCTCCCTGCGGCTGTTTTTATTATATCACTTTACCAGTTCGTGTGTCAAGTGCATCTTCCAATCTTTCGGACGGGATGCTGCTTTGCGGAACTCCCTAGCGGTATGACCCCACATAAGATCGTCCAGAACGAAATCAGACCAGCGGCTCTTGTACAGCTTCTCAAAGCTCTCCTTAAAGTTCTTCTCAACTACAGAGAGAACTGCAAGACCGCCCTCAAGCCACATGGCCTTCACTTCCTCCATTGTGTAAGCAGTGCTATACTTTCCAGTAAGGTCATCATAATCGAATACTTCACTAATAATAGTATGAAGCAACATAGGAAGCAAATCCTTATAGAGCCCCCCACTAACTGTTTCCCCATTAAAAAGCTGGGTCTTCAGTTTCTTTCTGTCGGTGATGTCCTTTTTACGCTGGGATGCAGTGGACATCTTGGTGATCCCAAAAGTGCCCTCTTTGTTTCCCAGGACGTCCATGGTTGACGAACGCAGAAAATCGGCCATCTCCAACACAAAGTCGACATGCTCAAATGTCGCCTGGAGTGGCTCGGCAAGAGTTTCGCTCTCCAAGAATGAAAGCGAAGCAGAGCCCTTCTTTGGCCAGCTACAAATGTCCCTAACTTGACCGCCGGAGACCAACGCTGATGGCAGGAATGCCGCCAACATATTAAGAAGCTGCTGTACATCGCAGTCAGCCTTGATCTTCTCTCCATTGGAGTTTTTCTGATTCTGTGCCCATTGGATGTTTTCCACGGGGCAATATGAAATCATCTTTTTCATCTCATCAAAGCCATTTCGGATGTTTATTTCACTCTTAACCTGTTGCGCAGACCGCTTGTTGGTGCGTGTTGCTGCTGTGCGCCGGGACGCTCGATCGGGGAAAAGAGCATCATCTGTCATCACAATGGCAAATGGCGCATTATTTTCTCCCAAATCGTTTTCAGAGATAGCAGAATCTACAGCATCCTTTGAGTGCTGTCCGTCATAATGGCCATTATCCTGACCATCACAGCTAAACAACACGTAGGAGACACCATCAATAACTGCCGTGTCTACGGTCCCAGTATCGACAGTAGCCTGTACGCCACCGTTGTAAATGAGAAACATCTCGGGCTCATTGCGGTATGCCTTCTTAATCTCCTTATAGATACAGTTTTCCTCTAGGTCTCTGGGGTTTACGCCCTTCGGGATCTGGGAAAGTGGGTACTCAGAGCTTGGCCTTACAATGGCGTAATAATAATACAAAGGATTTCCCTCTTCGTCGGTGCCCAACTGGACACGAATAATGGAGTCACGAATGTCTCCAGCTAATGGTAACTTAATCATTTTATAATTCCTTTCTATGTCCTTTACACTTTGACGATCTGTCAGCGGGGTGGACATTTGTTAAGTTAGTTGAGGCCCCTGTATCCCCGGGCCTCCCTGCGGCTGTCAGAGTTTAACCTGTGTTCTTAGTCTCTTGGACTTCGACGCGAAGCTCTTGGGCTAGCGTCTTAACTTCTTGCATCACCTTCCGAATACGAGTTCCCGCAGCGTTGTTGCCGCTGCCAAAAAACTTGTCGTGATCATCACGCGTGTCTTCTAAAAGTGTAATAAGCCGTTCCAGGCGATTCGTTTCAGTAGTCATAACTCTTCCTTTCTTTTTGAGGCACCTGATAACCCTGTGCCTCCCTGTGGGGGGGAATAGGTGCTACAGCGAGCCTAGCTCAGCAAACGCCGCATCCACTGCGTTCGTCGTATCAGACGTCTCCGTCGTCTCAGTCGTGGTAGTCGTACTAGACGTGCTACCATAACGAGTCGTTTCGGATGAGGCCGACTCAGGATCTGTAACAGTTGAATTCACAAATGCATCCAGCATCGACTCCACATTCTCCGTCGTCTTGCGCTCAAAAAGACCATCAAACTCGGGAATCGAGTCCAACAGTTCCGCGCAACGATCGGGCGTCATGTCCTCACACAGGGGGGAGGAACGGCGGCGGGGCACGAGCTTCGTTTGGGGAAACGAAGCGCCAGGAGGCTTACCATAGGTAAGTGTAAGGTCGGTGCCAGTCTCAGCATCTGTGATATCCCCATACTCAGGGTTAAGGACCAGCGTGAGAAGATTCTCATACGCCATCTTGCCATAACCCCAAATGCGGACTCCAGATTCCTCTTCGCCACGGACCATTACCGGGGAGAAGAAGCGCTGGCGCACAAACAACGACTTGGCCAGCTTCTTGCTGTCGTCGTCATTGTTGTCTACACCCTCACGCCATAACTGAGAAGCGAAATCGCACACGGGGCACGTATCGCTAAAGTTGCGCTTGGGGCATAAAAAGCCAGCGTTGTTTCCAAGGTTGTAGTGAAACCACATTTCCTTGAAGGGATCGCCATCAGGAGTCGGAACAATCCGAATGTCCTGATCGCCATCAGAGGGGCGCCAGAAATTATTATCGTCATTTCCGTTGCCCCGGAGGTTAGCGAGCTTTGCTCGCATCTTTTCTAAATTAATACCCATTTTATTTTCCTCTCATTGGGTTAAAGTATGGTCAGCCAATATCCTGACCATCTAAGTGTGATTGTACCACAGATGAGTACTTAATGCAATAACAATATCTTTGTTCATAACCAGTTTTATACACACCATAGGATATGTTAATCTTGTCCTCTAACTTTGACTTGACAAATTCGGTAATTTTCTTGAACAAAGTGCCGTCTGTCTTAAGTTCCTCTTCATTGATACCATAATAGTATACCACATCTCGCGGAGAGTGCAAGTCAAAAAACCATTTTTCTTCATCTTTTTCTAAATCAAGAATACCAATGGTTGAAATACGCGAAATCTCAGTGGGCTCTACAAAATTTCCAATAACAGCGTCGCTGTGCCGAAAAACATTAATCATATGAAAGGTATTAACAATCCCCTGGTTGAGAACATCAAAGTACCCCAAGATGGGGACTTCCCCAATTCCTTCTTCTAGACGCAGATTGTCTACCAAATAAAACATATCAAGTTTCCCGGAGCGAGCATATTGCTGCAAGACATTTCTGACAATCTTTTCTTGGGTCTTTTTAATTTCACTCAGGAGCGCAATGTCGGGGTAGATGTATAAAACACTCACGCTCCGCTCTTGTAGCTGCTCCAACAAACGCAAAATACCACCCGAAACAGTTCCAGCCCCACACGTAACCACAAGAATAGGATCGGCGGTCAACTTTAGGCGGCGCTTCACATCGGGAAAATTACTATCATATTCCTCATGAGTCCTTCGACGCTTAATGGTAATGTCACTGTTCTTGTCAGTGTCAATGGAAATGCAATTATACTGGGGGAATTTAGAAAAACATGAGGCAATTTTAACCCCCGCATTCCCCAATCCAATAATGTTCATTCTTCAACCCACTCCAGAATAATTTTTTTATCAAAGGCGCCGAGCGTAACGCGCTTAGCAATTTGATCAGCCGACGAAGACGCTAGCTTGTACTCGCTTTTTAAGGCATCAATCACTTCAAGAATGTCTCCCATTTCTTCGGGCGATGGATTCTCTCTGAACTCAGTCACTTCTTCCAATAATTTATCAAGAAGCGCATTCTTATATTCAGTCTGTGTTACCGTGCGATAACTAAAAGTTTTTCCTGTTTCCTCGATAACCTCGGGGATTCTGTCTCGCACCAGTTTATTGTAATATTTTACTGTCATAGTTTAAGGCCTTTCATATCTCCAAGACTTTTGCCTGCCATCACATTCACCTTAAACTTGCCCAATCGCGTATCCGAAAACGCCTGTAATATATCAGGCAACTCATAACGATCATCCTCCGCAAGATCGAGGATCACTGCGTCGTGAATCAGAAAGGCAATGTTGGTTTTGAATGGCTCTAACATCTGATCTATTCTAATTGCTTGTTCGTGAACCATGTCAATGGTTGAACTCTGTACAATATAATTCAATGCGCGGTGTTTGTCAACCTTTTTTATTGTACGATTGAATTTTGTTTTAACGTCTCGGCCATCCCAGTACTCTTCCAACGTGGCTGTCTTGTCGTAGATCTGCTCTAACTTCTTGTTTTTCCTATTAGAATACAACCACGCGAAGGTTTTGGTCTTGGCCTCCTCGCGCGTCATACTATTATTGAAGACGTTCTTGACGTTCCATTCGTGGATGTCATTGGTCGGCTGCTCTCGCCCTGAAAGTGAGAGGAGGGTGCGCAGTTCGGCTGCGTTGAAATCCAACTCGACAAACCAGTCGTTCTGTGGTTTCAAGCAGCTCCGGAATTCTTTGCCGAGGGTTAAAATTGGAAAGCTGTTGGGGTTGGTGGCCAATCGTCCAGTGACGGTTCCCCACGGATTGTAGTCGGCCACCCACTTACAACCCTGTACAGTACGCATAAAGTTCTGCCCCCGAATCGAGGCCATCAAGTGCATGATGGGGTCGATATCGATGTTGAGTCGCTGGTGTCGAATCTTGTCGAGTAGAGCCACGAGGTCGTGCATGAACTCATAGTTGGCAGGGCGCTCGCACGACTCAAAAACGTGCTCCGTGATCCGATTCTTTGCATACAAAAACTCATACAAAAAACGATCCGGCACAAGATCATAAAAACAATTGTCTGCGACTGATACCTTGGCTGTGTTGATGGCTTTTATGACCTTCCCAAGATTGTCAACAATGTTTTTCCACTCGTCTTTGAATTCTGGGGGGCAAGCCTCGGAAAGTGTACGCCCATCCGCATAGATTCGGGCTAGTTCTACCCCGGACCCTCGGAATTGTTGTGAGTATTCCCACGTTTTCCCCTCGTTTGGTGGGGATTTTTCAAAGTAAATCGAGTTCTCACTAAAATAACCCGAGCATTTTCCCTTATAGTCCAGAACTTGAAAAAGCAAGTTTCCTCCGCTCAATAATTATCATACCCAGTTATCTCCGCATCCGTGTCCGCAACAATCTCTTCATCCTCGGCTGGATTATACATGAGATCATCTTCCTCTGTAGTATAACTCGGTGTGGGCGCCCTGTCAAGCTTAATTTGAGAAACAAGGGGGCGTAAGGACGACCGCGAATAAATGTATTCACGATAAATCGAATTAATGTGGGCTGCAGCATTCATGTAACGGAGGTCAGCGGGGCCCTGAGTCGATCGATATAAAAGAATGGCCTTTCTTTTAATTTGTCCCACTTCCGTCGGGCTCAAAGAATCCTTACTCTCCTTTTGACGCAGATTTACATATAGATTAATGAGAAAATTAGGAGATAAGACTGCGCTAGCATCTTCTTCGGAATAAGGAGCCCGAGAAAGTATGCGAATCTTCAATTCATCATCACACAAAATAGTTTTGTTTTGATAATAAAGATTTCTATTGAGTAACGTCTTGTAACCCTCGGTAAATAAATCAATAAGGTCCGGGATGTCTGTTGTATAGGTTGTATTGTACCATTCTCCGAAAAACCCTGCACGGCCCATGGGAGTACCATCCTCATTTACCCACATGCTAAGCCGTTCTAGTACCACCGACGAAAAGAGGTCAGCGGTGAGTACCCAAGGCATATTCTTGTTCACAAGAAACCCAAACTTCTTAGCGGCCCGGGCATAAAAAGGATAATTTACGTCTTGCAAAAACTTTTGATACTTGACTTCATCCTTATCAGCAGGATCGAGAGAAATGGCGATGGATAGTCCCGAAATAAAAGGACTCACATAGTTCCCCAAAAGAAAATTGGTTCGGGTTACAGGATATGTCTCGGCCATGAATAGCACATAAGGGAGAAAATCCTCACAAAAAGACCGAAAGTCGATAATTTGTTCGTTACGATCCTCTGGGAGTGCGTTAATATACGCATCAATTAATGATTGTTTATAATAACCATATTTTAAGTCGGGAGGAGAATACGCTTGTACCGCTTTAAGATTGATCATAGCAGCCGTCCCCCCGGTAAACAGTCGAGAGGTAACGTTGGCTATTTGTAGATGGCCTACTAGATCTTCAAACATATATGTCACAAAACTTAACGCTTGAAGATTGGGGCTTATGGCTTGCTGAATTCGTCTAAGCTTCGCCGGCTTGGGGGCGACCGTATTTTGGTTTAAGTCCACTCGACCAAATAAAGCTTTGTGGTACCACGTGTCTAATGGTGCCGGCACATTTGTGGGGTAAATCTTGTTCTTATAAAGCGCTCGCTGAAAAAACAAAGACTCAGGGGATAATTCATTCGACCCCTCGGGCGTTAGCAGATCTTCTTCGGTGTAAGTAAGTGTCATATCTTATTGCATATCCGGGACTAATAGTCGTGGGCTATCTTCGTCATAACGACGTCCTCCCCGTCGACCTCCACGACGGAGACGACCGCTTTGCTCACGTACTCGGAGCGCTTCTCGAGGCTGTCTGCCGCGGCCGCGGCGTCTGCGGCGGCGGCCTCTCTCTCCCGGCGCAACGTGTTTGGAGTGTCGTACGAGTTAGTCCTGCGCCGACGATCTTCATCGAGGACCAGGAAATATTCCTGGGTGTCCTCCAGACCCTCAACCTCCAGGTGAATCAGGTACCACTCAACCTGTTCATCAGAAAGATCTCGAAGGTCCAGATGGGGATCATCGCCCGGGAAGCGCTCGTCGAGCGCGAGTTCGATCACCGGCGCCATTTCGGGGTTCTCCAGCACTTTCGCCAGGTCCTCGTCGCTTATGCCAATGCCCTCCCCGAGCTGCGTGCCCTCTGTGATCGCCGTCGTTTCCGCGTATTCCTCCACGGCGGCCGTGGAATCACCGGGCATGTGGCTGGGGGACGACTCCTCCTCAACTCTCCACATCGTAACTCCAAGGCCCGCATGACCATTATTTCTTTCGAGTTGAACGGCCTGTTGAAGCCCATTGACACTCACACTAAATCCCGATGAATCAATTGTATGACTTACTTTTTGAACGAGGAAGTACCCTCCGAAGCCGAGTACACGAGCCCAGTTAGCCAACGTACCCCGGGCGCCCGGATTTCCTCCTCCGACTGCGACGGGATTAAAGTAGATAAATTGGCCGTTTCGATGTAATGTGTTGCCAATCATGTCCATATTAATCTCATAAAGTTCACGAAGCTGCTCAGCGCCCAGGGCACCTTTCTTTTGAATTTTGGCCTCACGTAAATAAGGCTGATCGCTGCGCGAAAAATTAACAGTTTTGAGAAGTCCACAAGAGGCACCCAAATAGTAATGATATATGCCGCGCTTGCGATCGCTAGCTTCACTCCCCGCAAATGAGGGGCGAGAATCCGTACAATACAATAAAACAGTGGGGGTTGTCTTTAATTTCTTCGCCTGGATGTTCCGGGCCCACCGGCTCACAGCCGTGTGATACTTGCCCGCGTCTACTTTATATTTATTATCAGCTAATTTGCTATAATTTACCGTAGTGCCCCAACCACCGTCCGGGAACGCATCCTCACTCAAATTAAACATAGCCGTATCAAATCGTAAATCGAATACAAAGTCCGATCCGAAACAGGCGGCGCCATAAGCATTGCCAATTAAATCGGCACACACATCTTTTATAAAGTGTAACAGATAGTAATCATCCCGTAAGGGGCGGATGACGTGCTGTACAAACCACGCGTTAAAAGCATCTAAAGAAATGGGGATACTACCAATACTAATATTGCTCGTTATTTTATTGATCCGTCGAAAACGTAACGGATCGATCTTAGACAAGGCCCTCACGACGTTTTTAGTTTGAACTGGGCAGTTTCCTCCCGTACGCATGTCAACTGATTTTACCTGGAATAGGACTAGAGGATCGATCAACTCAACTGCTCCCGCAACAATCTTCATTGTGTTGTCTTTAGTAATCCCCGTGTAATCGAGGACCATATCAATGAGGTCGCCCAAGTAAAAATAGGGCACCGAGAGGTAGTCCTGCAGGTCTTCAGCGTTCGCGGAGAGCCACTCATATTCTTCGCCTAATTCGGTTTCATATTCCTTCAGTCTTTCTTGAATGGCTGCTTTATCCTGACCGTGCAGTTCCGCAAGCTCGTTAACCAGGCCAAAGGCGCCTCCAGGATCCTGGAGGCGGCCGGGTGTGGTGTACCCACGCCTTCCAGGGACTGTCGATTGTTTGCGCTTGGCGCGGGCAGCGCGTGCTTCGGGAGAGAGTTCATCCCAGGGCTGCAAAAGCAATTCTTTAGGATCCACCATTACAGTATAAATTTTATTTTTTTTGTAGAGTTGGTTCAAAAATTTATGATATTTCTCAATTTTATCATCCTTTTCGGTGTCTTCTTTCTGTTTTAACAACTCTTCGTAATTCTGTCGAACAGCTGGTGGGGCATTCTCCATATCGGGATTGGCGTCCTCAATTTCTTTGATCAGTGTTTCAAAATTCGCTTTACCTGCCGCGGCTTCAGTACTGGATTTTGCAAAAATATTGGCGTGAGGAGTTTTCATCAGCCCACTCAAAGACGCCTGATAATCAATAGATAATTCCAGGGAACCATCCTGCTCAAAATTAAGTTCATGGCGCGTTATCTGAAGCTCAAGGGCGGTGCGTGTAGTAAGAAGAGCTTCCTGTAGAGCTTCCACATTGCTAACTCCAGGTATATTTGAGAGACCATCGGGGACAGACCAACCCACATCAACCAAAATGCGAAAGTCTACCCCATCATAGGCTTCATGACGATAGAGACACGGATCAAGTTCGGTTTCCGGATCATTAACGTCGCCGGGATTGGCATCGGACTCTGACGCTGGGCCGCGGGAGCCAATAATCAAGTCCAAATACCCGGCACGGTCCGGGATGCCTGCCTGGGGGCGTCCATCTTTCATATTATATCTAAAAAGATCATACATGCTTTGAAAATAGATGGTCAAATTGGCTGAAATATTATTTTCTACTTCCGCCGGCTGCACCCCGTCGAGATTCCACGTAAAAGATTTAATTCCCGCACCTGGTATGCGCCCTAAAGCGCCAGTCCCTATCTGGGCTACATCACCCTTAGAAAGGAAATTAGAAAAGGGAATCGGCGTCAATTTGGGGCTCCCAAAGGGCGTTCTCTTCCCAGTGCTATCATTAGCGGAGGGGTAGTCTAAACGCCAAATCTTAATAGATGGCGACAACAGCGCATATACTTCAGGGCACAAATTCAATATTTTTTTACGGGCGGCGGTCCCCGAAGGCGAGCCCCCGTTAATGTAACTCACCGCACTTCCGGGCTGGAGGGTGCTTTTTACTGTAATCAGACTCTTATACCCATTCCCTGGCGGAGAGAGCGTTCTCTGTGGGTTATTCTCCATGTATGTCTCTTTGTGGCCTGCGATCTCGCGGATATTTTCAATCAAGAAACACTGGAGATCAAGGGGCTTGAGGGCCTTCTCTTTCCTCAAGGGCTTGGGCGCGAGTCCCGCGTTGCGAGTTTCGTCAGCGGTATCGGCTACGCCAGGTGCATCAACATCTTTAACTGTTTTGGATGCGCCCCAAAAACTAAGAATTAACTCATAGGCTGCGAGGACATCACCATCGGTATCACTTAATCGGTTTCCACCGGTGGTCGCGCGGTGGACGAGCGTATTAGTAACATTCTCCTTAAGCCATACGCCCGCGGTGGGGTAGCTGCCTTCATGAAGGTCCGGCGCCGTAGAGGGGTCCCCGTCGGATAATTTAGTATAGGTATCGTCTGACACCTCAAATTTTAGACGCCTCGCTGCACTGTCGATAACTTGCTCGAACGACTGTTCAACGCTATCATAACTTATGCGAGGTACCCATTGCGCCCACCACTCACTGTTTTCGGCGCCCTCCGGTGCCTGGGGGCTGGCCCCTGCGCCGAGGACGGCTCCGGCGGTACCGACTTCGGTGCCGGTTACTTTGCCTGTGAACCAGTGTCTGCTGGTCCTTCCAGGGAACACCATCGGCACAAACCCATTGCGATGATTATCGAGCGCGGCCCATGCTCGGCCTTCTCGTGGGACTTGGTACAGCTCGTAGCCTGCCATGGTACCAAACTGCCACTCCGCTTCCACCTCTTGGTCGGCTAGAACATAATTGGCCATTTTTTCTAGTTCGGCGTCGCTATCGAACGCGTACTGGGTTCCCCAGCCCCCCTTCAGCTCCTCCTTAATATTATGGGTTTTGCTCCGATACCAGTAGCCGTTGGTCGAGTAAGGATCTTTGCCGGTCTTCCACTGAGCGCTTTCGGCGGCGATGCTGGGGATTGATAGTTTGTTACGAGCATCAATAATCGCCGTCCACAAGGCGCTCTGCGCAGACTTCAACTTATACTCGACGTTCTTCCCCTTGAATTTGGATGAGCCGCGAATTTCCACCAGATATTTATAGTCTTTAGTATAGTTGCTGGCGTCCTCCGCGAGGCGCTTGTAATAGGCGATTGCCACGGGAGAAACAAACTTCAGGCCTGACTTGCCGTCCCAACCATATGGCTGCGTGCCGGTGTCGGCCACGAAGGGTGGGAACCCCTCGGAGCTTCCCCCAAACACAGGGGCATATAACACATCGCCCTGGTACATAGGCGATGTCATGATACTCTCCTTAAGCCACGCGGATTTCCTATTAACGGTAGAGGCGTCGTTATCGTCCCCCCATCCGCCGTCCACCTCCTTTATCCAAGTGGTACTGCCGGCAAAGTTAAAGCTCGTTATAATTCCAAATCGTTTCCAAGACGTATAAAACTCCATAAACCCTGAGCGACGCATTGTGAGCATGGCATCTTCATGAGGCTTTTCGTCCCCCACAACAGTGTGGTCGTTCTGAATTCCTGTGAACAACTCGGTGTCGCCCTCGTTCTTGGGAGTACCCTCGACCAGGGCGGCCCTCATATTCTCATAAAACATCACCATGGCGCGCTCAAAGGCGACCGATTGACGTATGCCGCGCTCCATCTGCATGATGGCTCTACCGCATGAGTGCTTAGTGAGGGGATTAACTGCCACTTGTCCGAGACCTTTTAGTTCATGTATCCCACGACCGCCTCTAGCGGTACGGGAATCCAAATGGGCTCACCTAGTTTAACGTGAGCTTCGGTTGGCTTGTGATTATATTGAGCTATTATCCACCAATATGAAGGAAGATTGTAATATTGCCCCGCGAGCTTATAAAATCTATCCCCTGTTTTCCAAATATGTTGAACGGTGTCAAAAGTGGCAACGGTGCGCGAAGGGTTCATAAGGCGCGCCGTATCATAATGACGCACAAACTTAACGCCGCGTTTTTGAAAAAGCTTCTTAAATGCTTCTTCGCGGTTTTTGAATAGTTTGCGATTATCGTAACGATTACCCATATTTTAATCTCCTGTATAACGTGTTGCACGATCCCCGGTAAGGTGCCCCCCGGTAAAGGGGTTGTACGCGTGGGCGCCGTCTTCGTAGTTACGCACCGAGTTGGGGTCCGCGGTCATCTGGCCGGCGCGCCGGACATATTCTGCTTGTGTAATTTCATTGACCTCAGTGTTGGTGACCATCTGGGGAGTATTTGTGACAGAAGCCAAGCTCGTGCCGTCGGCGCCGTAGCCCTGGCCTTGCGCATCATACATCTCTTGGCCGGCAAAATACTCCTGTTGTCGTGTGGCACCGCCGTGCGGGAAATTGTAGCTTCCTGCAGTGCTGCCTCCGAAGTGCTTTCCGACCCAACCGGGGAGGTGGGTGTGGAGTACGGTAAAGGAAAGACTGAGAGAAATTTGCTGATGATAGAGAGCCATTGCGTTAGTGGTGGTGTCTTCGCTCACGAAGACGTCGTCGAGCCGGCCCGAGGAATTCCTGTATTCATCAGATGCTGTCCGGGTCTGGCGTTCGCGGTTCGTCTTCCAACCTTCGGAAACCGCGGTGGACTTGGTAGCAGGGGGAGAGAAAAAAGTGCCCATGTTCATCTGGGGGGCATAGTCAAGACCAGCCAAGAAGCCCACCAGGCCTTGATTGGCGCCGGCAGCCACACCATAACCATGTCCATTATTATTAGCTAAGTTAGCCCACTTTAATTTAAGGAGTGGCGCCGCCGTCATAACATTGCTTCCGCGGCGCCCTGTGGCCTCGTAAACAGGATATAAAAATTGAATAAGAGTATTAATTTTAGAATCATTGAGGGCTGCCTCATCTTGCGTGCGCGCAATAACATCAAACGCAAGCTGAATTTTGCGCCCCGTACGCTGAAATGTCGCTAAGGGATCCATACGGCCATATACCGCTGTTTCTTTCCAATCCGATGTAAAAGAATCGGTAAATCCAGTAACAAAGCCATCAAACATCACCAAGTGGCCGGTGGGAATATGGGTAAACGTAATATTAAAAAACGGATTGGCGTAAGGTTGGGCTGGTGAACTCATAATATTTTACTGTAAGGCTCCTACTGCTTGTTTAGCTGTGCGCGACTTCCATGCTGCATCCACCACAGCCTTATCAAAAGCTAATTGTTTATTACCCATTTGTAACACCACAGTGGGGGCCCCTCCTCCTTCGCCTCGGTCTCGGGCCTTGGTATTATTATCTAGTGCCTCGATCAATTCGTTAACCGTTCCGGCATCAGCAAACGTAGTTCCAGCAGGCGTGATACCAAACTCCGCGCGGCCGCCTTCACTAAATTGAGTAGGCTGCAGACTTCGAGACTCTCCGCGAACTGTACCGCCGTGTTGGAATTCTTGGGTCTTCAAGCTGCTGAAGCGGCCTTTGGCGGCAGTCCCAGTATCTTGGGCGCCACCCTCCGGCGTTTTACCCTTCCACATCCCATAGCCTGCACCGCCTGCTAGCATGACAGCACCCATACCAGCAATCCAAGGCATCGCAGCTGCGATATTTGCACCGAAAGAAGTAAACGCAATGGCCGCTGCCAACGCAAGCATCGCTATACCGATGGCAGCAATTGCGGCAGGAAGGGGATCCATATATTGTTTAAAGAACTGGAAGGCCAGGAAGCCAGCAATAATCGGGCCGAGGAATCCCATCGTGGTGGCTAAATTCGCATTCATCAGCTTTAAAAGGGGCATTAATAGTTTAAGTTTCGTCGCAACATAGAGGAAACCGGCGCCCCAAAACATGATCTTGCCCCCAAGGCCATCGCCCAGTTGTGCAATCTCAGATAACCAATTAACAAAAGGTTTAATGTGATCTTCAATTAACGGACGCATGTTTTGGGCCAAAGCCATCATTGCTGATTTGAGTTGAGACATGATGTCCTGGACTTCGGCGGCCTGCTTGGCCAGAGCCGCCTCCTCCATTCGTTGGATTTCCATCTCGGCGGTAACAGTGCCAAAAAGCTTTCTTGCCTCCTCAGCCGTAACTCCAAGTGCATCTGCAACCGCCAGTTGTTCATACTTGCCCATCTGGTCAAAGGACAGCCCAGCCATATCCATGCTACGCTTAAGGATTTCAATTCTTTCTTCCTCAGATGCGTTAAGCATATCAATGGAATTAAGATATGGGCCCCCCATAATTGCATTCAAGCGGCCGACGGCTTTGCCAGCACCATCGAAGGTATCGAATTGACCAGCCAAGCTCAGTAATTCGTTCATTCCGAGGCCTGTTGCCTTCGATTGCATTTCAAGCTTCTGGAAGACCTCTGTTACATTACCCCCATAAAAGGCTAGTTTGGTGGCAACCACCGAAAAATCTGCAGCAACTTGTGCAGTAGACTTACCGACCTGCTGGGCCGTCGACGCAATATCGAGAAGTAAATCGTTGGCCTGGTCAACATTCATGCCAAGCGACTTGGTCGCCTGATCGAGGATCTTGGCGCTCTCTCCTGCACTAATCCCCAATTTTTCAGTGAGAGTTACAGTTTTGCCTATCTTCTGCCGTTCAGTTTCGCTTAAGCGTGTGAAATCGTTAAAGCTTGTATAAAGTTCTTGATATGCTTTCGCAGCATCATCGACTGTAACTCCGGCTGCAAATGTACTACGTTCCAAATTAGCTATTTCAACGCCATAGGAGGCGCCGGCGCCAGTCGCCTGACGGAAACTAGAAATTGCTTTGTCTTGGGCGGCCGCTAACTCAAAAGTTTTGAGGGCCATACTCGTAAAGGCTGAGTCGGCCAAATTAGCTGCACTAAGGTTCTCCCTGAAGCCGGCTGCAAGGCCAGCGAGGCCCTCTTTTGTAGTAAGTTTGAGTAACTTGTTGTTACGTTTGGCTGCGTCCCCTACGCCGAGCAGAGACTGAGCAAGATCTTCCCCAAGAGACGAAGTTTCTTTAAAAAGCTTAAGCTGCTCTCTACGAAGGGCCAGTTCCTCCTCAGTTATATCGGTGAGTTCGCCAGCAAGCGCAATCTCCAGCTCCATCTGAGCGATGTGTTTTGCAAGGGGGCCCTCCGCATCGTGAAGGGCGCGCGTCTTATCTCGTACTGATTTTACTTCCTGGTCGTGTGCTTCTTGGCGTCGTCGATGGGCCTCTTGGGCATACTTGTCATGTTTTGCGGCCTCTTTTTCGGTGTCGAGGGTCCGCTGCTTGATCCGATGCTGTTCCTCTAGTTGCTCGGTGATCTGTTCGAGCGTTTTGAGGCGCGTCTTGTCGAACGCGGCGAGCCCAGCGGTGATTTCTTCCCCACCGCCGCCCTCGTCGTCGGCGGCCCAATATATTCTTCTGAACAGGATTGACATGATCTAGGGCCCCTACTTAAACGGCCACTTAATCTTCGTTTCGTCTTCAAACTTCTCCACCGCATCATTTAATTCATGCTTGGCGGCCAAAGTTTTTTCGTTGTTTAAGCCGTGATCGATATAGGTCTTCATGTAGTCTTTTTCCAGGCGAAGGGCACTGGCAAAGGCGTCCACCTGTGCGGGGGATCCCTTAATATCGACGTTTAGGTCCGGGGGGAGGGGTTTTTCATCTTCATCCTCTTTAAGATCCTTCAGGGTCTTCTTGAGTTTGCTTAATTCATAAGGAAAAAGAAATTGCATAAGCAACTTGGTTGCCGTTGCAAATTGTCCGTAGTAAGTCTCGTTTAAAATGCCGCGTTGCGCGACTGTAAGATCAATATTAATGGGACTTAATTCATCCATTACAAACCCTCTTTATTATTGTAATTAGTGTGGCAAACAAAAAGCCGTAGATTACTTTCTACGGCTTTGGGCGCGCATTTTGGCTGTTTCCGCGTCTTCAGCTTTTTTCATTTCCTCAAAATGTTTGGACAAACGTTCGACAAACCATCGCCGCAAACGAATAGGTAAATTATATGCCTCAAAAAAGCTCCAGCCGCCGTGGTGTTTAAGAATAAAAAATTCTTCATACACCCCCTCTTGGTACTCAGCGCTTAGGCCAAAAAAAGTCAGCCGTTAACGGCACATTCACCCTCCCATCATATGAACATGTTTGACAGGTAAAGTCGTGAGTCAAATCGACATTAGGAATCAAAGCTTCATACATACGCTTGAGATGGGTGGAATCCTTAATGGGGAGAGTATTAACTGCTTTGCCAATAGTGGCAGCATCAGTGCGTCCTTCAATAGCCACAATAATGGTTTTTAATAGATCAGTGGTAACCGTAGAGGGAAGCTTTAGTTTCTTTTTCTTTTCAGTTTGCTCAGCAAAAAGCCTTTCATCGCGACCTGTTAAAAGCTTAACTTCTACAGTAAACCCCGTAGTTGGAAGAGAAAAGGAAAATGTATTGGCACTAGTGGCCGTTACCCCTTCCGGTATTTCCTCTAGAGACTTGGGAACAATAGTATCCAAGTCAAATTCAGTTTCTACTATTGCTGTGCAATTGGGGCATGTTACGTTGGTGTGATACAGGGGCCCGAAACCGCTTACGCGCGCTCCTACGATGAGGGCGTTCTTATCACCGATCAATAAATCATCAACCTTGATAGTCTGGTCAACTAGAACGGACTGCAGAAGGCGCTCCACAGCGATACCCTTGCGGAGCAATGCCTCCGATGTGAGGATATCTTCTTCTTTTGCCGTCATATGACGAATTTCTAGTGTTTCTACCCCGTACATTGTACTCTCCGTAGGGTAGAGACGCCCTTTACTCGGGAGTTCAATAAATTCTGTAGGCGCCACAAAGGAAAGAAAATCATCTTTCTCTTGCATTAGTGGCGGAGGGGGGGCAGCTGCGGCAGTCTGTTGAGGAGCGTTAGTTCTCCCCTGATTATTTCTACGAGCCATTCAATACCTTCTTTCTTTCTAGGAAGTGGCC